AAGGAAGTGTAGTAAATACTGATGAAAGTTTTAAAAGCAAAGAATATTCTACTTTTACAACAGACCCAAACAATGAGGAGTACGAATGAAAAATAAATATTTTATAAAATATTTTTCAAAGTCGGATGGTAAGAAGATTAAAAGACCGTACGATCCAAACGCAGAAATGCAACATGAGTTTATTGCAGGTTCCGGTAATCTTTGTAAAAGATATTGGGACACGAAGAAGGATGGACTACGCACGGCCAATGCGCCATGGACCATTTCGGTTAGGAAATGAGAAGCAATAAATCTATTAGAGAAGGTAAAAAAGAAATCATAATAAATTTACGAAATAAAGGATATAGTTATAGACAAATTAGAAATGAAACAGGAATTAGCAATGGATCTATCTCCTATCACGCTGGGGAAGGGCAAAAGGAAAAAACAATTGAAAGAAGTGAAAGACAGAGGAAGGGATTTAAAAGAAAAGTTTGGAATTTTATATGGGGGGAAAGAAGAAAAACCCCTAAAAAACCTTTTGTTTATGGAACAACAGAAATTAGAAAAAAGGGACGAGAATTTTTTTATGGTGATAAACGAAGAAAAGCTGGTCAAAATATGAAAATAAAAAAACCAAAAATCTGGATATATTTCGGAAAATTGTTTCCTGGAATTACATCTAAAGAGAAAGAAGTCCAAGCTGTCAATCAATGGACTGGAGAATTAGATTATTACGATAATGGTAAACCCATTATGTTTCCATTTCTGAGAGGTAAATTAACTGGTGAAATTGTAAATATCGAAGGAAATAATGTTCACGTAGATCATGTAGATGGTGATAAAACCAATAATACTATTGAAAATTTTACGTTGGTTAAAGATTGGGCTAATCAATTGAAATCTGATGCGCCTAGTTATAAAATTCTATTTGAAAGAATAGAAAAAGTACGAAATACTTTGTTAAAACATAGAGACGTTTGGGACGGATGAGAAAAAAATTTTTAGAATTTATATATCACTGGTCAAGTAAACTTAATGTCTGGTCATGGCAGAAACTATATGGAAGTAGGGAGAAAGGTCATGGTTATCGTAAATGATGTCAGATGAAGATATAAAGGAATACCATGATTTGGATAAATTAAAAGGAATGAAAAAAAGTAGTAAATACAAGTATATACAAGGAAAACAGATCACGAATCACGAAACAGGGACCAGGGTTTATGACATAGTTGGTTATAGACTTCCTAGTGTAACTACAGTATTAGGAGCTACAAAAAATCAACAATTTTTAAAAGATTGGAAAGCTAAAGTTGGAACAGAGGAAGCAGAACGAATCAAAAATCTATCTAGTAGGAGGGGAACTTCCATGCACAAATTCCTGGAATCTCATATACAGGGAGTTGGCTACGATGATCTTACGCCAATCGGATGCGAGGCGAAGCCCATGGCCCAAAAAATTATTGAAGTGGGTCTTACACCGGTTGAAGAATACTATGGTTCAGAAGTTATGCTACATTACCCTGGGTTGTATGCTGGGAGTACTGATCTCGTATGTATGCACAATGGTCTTGAGACTATTGTAGACTTTAAACAAAGCAATAGGCCAAAGAAAGAAGAGTGGATTTATGATTACTATATGCAAATCGCTGCATATGCCATGGCTCACGATGAAGTCTATGGCTCTAAGATTAGACAGGGAGTCATTATGATATGTACTCCTGACCTATATTATCAGGAATTTAAGTTTCAGGATGCTATGTTAAAGCTCTGGAAGCATCGATTTCTAAAAAGACTGGACCAGTACCATGAATTAGAAAGAGATGAGAAGGAACGGGCAAATATAGACCCGAATAAGCTTTTAGAAGAGTTTGAGAAGGATACTTCAAAGGACCCCTTTAAAGGGACTAATATAGAAGGAAAAGATTAAATGATAACAGATTTTACAGTTAGGGACAGAGAATATCTAACGAGGATTGGTGAGTTCTCGACCCAAGTCAGTAGGATGTCTCTGCGTCCCTCGATCGCTTCATGCGATCAGTTTTCATCCATCCTGCTGACGTCACCAATTAGCCCATGGCCATGGGCTAATCGGTTGAAATTAGCATTAGTTCCAATGCTAATCGGTTGAAATAAGGCTAAAATAAGGCAGAAATATGACAAAAGAAAGACAGACATCTCTATATAGTAATCTCACAGGAATAAATGACTTTATTTTTTTTTTTTCAAGTCAAAATAATCTGTCATACTGTCAGAGAGACAAAAAAGATAGGAAAATCAATATGAATTTAAGCAAAATAGTGACATATTGTGTGACATTTCATTTTTTAGAATCTGTCAATATGTCATTCTCTAGGGGGGTAAGCAAACTATTGTGCGTTTTAAAAACCTATCTATGCTCCCACATCCCTATATATAAGATTTACAATGGAGCGATTTATAGATATATTCAATCGGAGACACAACCCTAACTATTACTATGCCCAAAAGAAAACCAAAAAAAAGAAAACCAAGGACAAAAAGAAAAGTCGTAAGCATTACTCAACCAGACAACATACCGTTTCCTAAAGTGCGAGTGGAGTGGTGTGATATCTTAAGTGATTCAGGTTGGGCAGATGAAAAAGGTTTTAACAAAATGAAGTTAGCTTTTCCCGTTAATGAGGGATGGTTATATAAGAAAGATGATGATGCAATTAAGCTTTTTGCTTCTTATGATCGGGATGATGATGGGTCTTTGAATTTTGGGGATCGGACGATGATTCCTCTGGCTTGTGTGAAGAAGATGGTGAAGATTTAGGTGCTTCAATCGCTTCGCCCTCAACCTGTTTTGCATTTAATAGAGGCTCGTAGTCGTCTAAAATTTGTTTCATCTTTGCTTCTAGTTGTTCTTCTGTTAGGTCCTCTAGTTTACCTGTTTTTATTATTTTGCGTTCTATGTATAGTCCTGCTGCCTTACCGCGATTGGTTTCAGCGTTTACTGCAGAGGAAAATGAACCTTTCTTTAACGCCAGGTTCTTAATTCTATCTAATTCAGCTACATGGCCGTCATAAGTGACAGCATGCTTCTTAAGTCTTTCTTCTCTCAATTGTCCTATGTATCTTACTACCAATGGAGATAATCTAGGATTCATTAGCTCTGATCCCTCTTGTCGTGCTCTCTTGTGACTGTAGCCAGCTAGTTTAGCGGCTTCCCCCTGTGATACAGGCCCATCAGCTCCACCGAATATGATAAATTCAGCAAATCTTTTTTGCATTTCTGTAAGTCTTTTTGGAACTCCCATATTGACATTTTAAGGTAACTATTATATAATGTCAACAATGAAAGATGATTCAGAAAATGGAGAAAGAGCCTTGGATGCTAGTTTTGAGGATGAACTTACGTCACGACGTACAGTTACTATACCTCTTAGAGAGTATGATGAATTAAAATCTGATAATAATTTTATTAAAAGTAAAACTTTAATTGATATTATAGACAATATTGAAAGATTGGTTAGAGCATTAAGAAAACATATTATAAGAAAATGACAGACGATAGAGGGGAATCAGATTTAACGTTGCAGATTGAAAAGTTACAGGCACGTATTAAACAATTGGAAGAGACGTTGTCTAGTGCTCAAGACAGTAATAATGCTCATCAAAAATATAATGGAAACCTTCAAACAAGACTTACAGAAGTTGAGGAAGATAATAAAAAATTATCTGGTCAGATAAATGATTATATTAAGAAGGAGGAACATATGATTAGGAAAGCAGGATTGCAGTGAGAGTAAAAGATTTACAGGAATTTTTATCTAAGTTTACTGAAGCGAATGCGACAGGCACGCGTCAGGGTAATGCAATTTCTAATGCTGTTCTCATGGTAGAGAAAGATGGTTATTTGGAAGAGATAAAACGAATGGAAGTTCATGAGCATTCTACTCCTCTTATAGGTCGTAGTGGTACTGCCCATCGATTGGTATTAAAAACTCAAAGTAAAAAGAATCTTATCATTCCACCAAAACTTAAAAATACTTATTAAAATGCTAACACCTAGACAATTAAAGTTACTTAAATTTATAAAAGAATACAAAGAAAATAATGAAATAATGCCTACATTTAATGATATGAAAAAATATATGCAAGTTAAATCACGGAGTTCAGTTCATCAAATGTTGGGTTATTTGGAATTTAAGGGATATATAAGAAGGTATCCCGCGATGGCTAGGGCAATAGAAACTTTAAAGTAATGATCGAGGTTGTTACCTCGATAAAGACATGGGTCCAGAGGCAAAATTATACCAAAAACTTCGTAAAAATTCTAAGGGGATTTCGTGGATTAGGATTGAAAATCTTAGCTCTCTTGGTACTCCTGATTTGTTGGGCTACAATACTTCTGGCCACTTTTTTACAGTAGAGTTAAAAGTTACAAAGGGTAAAAAATTAAAATTTTCCCCGCATCAAATTGCCTTCCACGTGAAACATCCACACAACACATTTATCATAGCCGAGGCCCTCGGTCCTCGAGCATCAAAAACTTTTCCAATATCCATGTACCGTGGTTCACGGATCAGGGAACTGGTGGCTTGTGGCTTGGAGCTTGAAGCTTGTAGCTTGGGGCTTGAAGCTTGTCGCTTGGAGCTTCTGTCAATATGACATATTGACGCGCGACGATTTGTCGCAGATCCCAGGGCCCTGCTGCGCGGGCCCCGGTTCGTGGAGACTATTTTCCTTTTCTCTCTTTTTCGTAGAAACTCCAAAATGCTTTTTCAACAACCTTTGGAAAAATTTCTACAAGTTTTTTACCCAGGTTCATTTCTTCGATGGTCCCGTGATCAATTAAAAATCCCCAAATTTCTTGAGGATGTCCTTGCCATCTTTTTTGAAATTGTTCTAAGGTTAATTTTTTTTCTCCAAAGAATGGTTCGTTTAGTGTGATTGTTCTATTGTATTTTTCTTCTTCTGGTTTCATCATTTCTCCTTTTTAATTGTTAAAATAACATTGTACCATGGACCGTTGTTAAATAATACAAAATAATGCATCAGAGGACACTATGTCGCACCCCACTACATCTTGTGTCAATGTGACATAACGTCGCAGCTATATCTTGTGTCAATGCGACATAACGTCGCAGGAGCTTTTTTCCCACCCCCGCCGGGGGTGGGCTTCGCCCACCCTTGCTTGGAGCTTGGAGCTTGGAGCTTGGAGCTTGGAGCTTGAGGCTCTTGTCAATAGGACATATTGACGCGCGACAATTTGTCGCACGTCCATTTTCCCTTTCTAGTGTTTACCATAAGTCACATTTTCTGTATTTCTATCCCAACATTGTCGACAATCTTTGCATTCATTGCCTTGGTCTGCAGCTGGACAGCCCCTGCTCTTCGTTGACACAGCGCTAGTCCATGGCCATGCCTTAGAGCTCGGACCATCGATCATGGTCCCTGATACTCTAATACATAAATTTTTAGGAATTTTTTCTTTTTCTATTTTTTGTACCCATGGTTCACGAGTCGGGAGCCAGTGTTTAGTTTGCGGTGTGCTGGCGCATACTTTAAAAATTTTGTGTAAATGATCAAGATCTCTAACGTCGCCGGAATCATGCCATCTAAACCAGGGATGGTCCTTAACCAATACTGTCATGGCCTTGGTCCATTGTTCATGGT